AAACTCTTTTTGGCGGAAAGACTTTTGGCTTTGACGTTAACCATATCAAGAGCTTTAAGCTGGGTGGATTCCCTGACGGCGAAGATGGGCTATTTTATGCCAACCATAATGAAATGGTTGGAACTTTCAGTAATGGAAAAACAGCCGTAGCGAATAACGACCAGATTGTATCAGGTATTTCAGCAGGCGTATATTCTGCTGTAACTGCTGCAATGGGAAATAGCGGAAACGGTAATTCCCCAATTCTTAATGTATACGTTGGAGGAAAAGAAATAACAGATTACGTCGTAAAAGATGTTAATAACAGAACAATAGCAACAGGCAGATGCCCTATTCTTACATAAGAATGGGGCTTTTTTGTGAAAGGAAATGAAATGGCAGTAACATTAAAGATTAATACAGGAAGCAAGGCTTTCGACTTAGAACCAGCCTTGAACGGAATTGAAGAATCGCAAGAAAAAATTTGGAGCAAAAATACAGGTCGTACATCTTCAGGAAAAATGACAGGTGATATTGTAACTACCAAATTAAAATTGAAAATTAAATATCCAGTTCTCACAATTGAACAAAAAAATCTGCTTAACAAGGCTATATCGGACGCTTTTTTTACAGTTGAGTATCAAGGGTCAAAATATAAAATGTATGCTAATTCGCCAACATATCCGTTGTATAGTATGGCTACAGGGCTTCCACGATATGTAGGCGTTGCGGTTGATTTGATTGAACAGTAGAAAGGAAGAGATATGTATACAAATGTATCAACAGAATGTATTAATGCATTGAATGCAGATGGCAGGCGATTCGGAGCTAAGATAACTCTATCTGACAAGACAGAGATTACAGATGGATTCTATTCGATTGATATAACATCCAGTGCTAACAATGATACAGAAAAAATGCAGTTAGGTACAGCGATAGCAACGCAGGTTACAGTTAATATGGAAGAGCCTACGAGCGTAATCTACAATAAAGAATTTTTGTTAAGTTTAGGAATTTATATCGATGATACAACTATCGAATATGTTCCAATGGGATATTTTAAGGCGCAAAAACCTACTGTGCAGGCTGGAAAGATGACCTTTACGGCGTTAGACAGAATGGCAAGGCTGAATGGTAACTATTCATCGCTACTATCATATCCTTGCGATATAGCAGATGTTGTTAAGGAAATTCAGACTATGACGGGCGTTCCTATTGAGATTCCTGGGCATATGGTAATCAATAAAAGAGTTGAAAGCGACGATGGGACGACCATTACATACTGTAATCCGTTTGAAGGCTACACATACAAAGAAACGCTGGCAATCATAGCTAGTTACTATGGCAGATTTGTTACTGTTGACAGAACAGGAAAAGTCGTGTTCAGAGATTATCGCAGTAGAGACTATCAGATAACAGCCGATAGAAGCTTAGAAGATATAAGCGTGTCTAATGAGATATTTAATTTAGGATATATCAAATGTACGGTTGATAACGATTTAATATTGAAATCGGGCAATGGAGCTACAGGCGTTACAATATCTTGCTTTATGCATACGCAAGATACATTAGATAATTTATACGATAGCCTTAAAGAATTGAGCTACTATCCTGCATCCGTATCGTTTTTGGGTGATTTTCGCTTAGATATTGGTGATATGGTAACAGTAATCACATTGGATGGTACAGGCATTATTCTTCCAATAATGGGAATGACTATCGAATTTGATGGCGGGCTAACATCGAAAATCTCTTCATATGGAGAGACGACCGAAATGGCTGAGCAACAAAGCCCAACGGAAAAAGCAATCAGCCGACTATATCAGCAGTTGGCAGTTGTAGAAAATCTGATAGCGACTAAAAGCGTTACTATCGGACAGGTTGGAACTACAAATCTATTGGAGGATAGCCTTACATTGATTAACGATGATTACACGATTGAAATAATAGAATAGGAGAAAAAGATGAAGATTAATAAAAAGATTGATAATGTATATCATATAGAGTTTGGTTTAGATGACGACAGAGCCAACGCAAGAATCTATAGATACGATACAGGACAGCTCATTAAATTCTATGATATTCCAGATGGCGTAGAGGTTCAATTCTCTAATGAACATTCTACCAACGGAACAATCAACAAGAGAATAGCAGACAGTATGGTTCAGATTCCAGATTCTTTGCTTACTTCCAAAGACAACATCATAGCCTATATTAAATACATTGACGAAAACAGTGAGACAACGACAAAGTTAATCAAATTCGGACTTCTTGACAGAGCTAAGCCTAGCGACTATGTATCGCCTGATGAAGAGCCTAGTTTTAGAAGCTTTGTTGAAGAACAGTTAAAGGAAGCAAAGGAAACTGTCGAGAAGAATAAAGATTATTTAAAAGAAACAATTGAAAATACTGAAAAATCCAAAGAGTATATGGATGCGACAGATGCCAATAGGCGTACAGTAGAAGGACTAACAGAGAAAAACAAGGAATACGCTACACAGACCGAGAGCAATGCCGAATCTGCTAATACATCCGCATCTAATGCCAGCGAATCAGCTTCCAACGCTTCACAGTCAGCATCTAATGCTAAAGGTTCAGCCGACAATGCTAGTGTATCAGCAAAAGAAGCGAAAGATGCAGCAGTCAAGGCAGGAACAAGCGAAAGCAATGCCAAGGAAGCAGAAAACAACATCAATTCAGCAGTTACAGAGTTTGAACAGACAAAGAGAGAGAGCCTTACAGAAATCGGCAATCTGACGACAAATTCAAAGAAAGAAATTAGCGACTTAACAGATGCAAAAAAGACTGAATTAAATAAAATTAATAATGATATTACCAATAACGCTAGTTCACTAAAGGAAGCTATAGTTAATGCAGCAGATGCAAAGAAAGAAGAAATTAACCAGAAGGGATTGGAAGTATTAGCAAGCATTCCCGAAGATATGGGAAAGATTCAGGATACAACATTAATTAAGTCAACCGAATCGGGAACAGATATGGTGCTTACTGATAGCTCCGATATGAATATTCAGGAATTGCATTTGTTTGGAAAATCAGAACAAAAGACGACTAAGGGCATACAGCTACTAGATTTGTCTTCAATGAAAAGTGGAACAGGTGATGGATTGACTTACACAAACAGAGGAGATGGAAGCGTTCAAGTGAGCGGAACGGCTACATCGCAAACAGGTAACATATGGTTCAGAGGAAGGTACGACACGAACAGCGAAAAATTACCCACATTGTTAACGTTAGAAGCAGGAAAAAAATACTATATAAAAGATTGTATACTTTTCGAAGTTGCGACAAACATAAATACTCAGACAGAAGTAATAGAAGTGTCCGCAGAAGAATATCCAGAAGGAAGGCGAATTACAGGCATCAGAAATCCAAGGCAGGTAGTTGGAAAAACATACAATGAAGTCATATATCCGCTTATCGCCGAAAGCTCAACAGCAGTTGAATGGGAAGAATACACAGACACACAGCCAAGTCCTAATCCTGATTACCCGCAGGAGATTAAGAGTATCGAAAATCCAACAGTTAGTGTTGCAGGGAAGAATTTATTTGAACCTTCAACAATCAATTATTCATACAACAATTTACGTATAACTGCCAATGTTGATAACAGCCAAAAAAACAGTATAAAAATAAAAATAAATACAATAAATGCAACAGAAGGGGACTTATATGCTTTTGCATATGTGAATATTAATAAATTTGTTAAAAAAATAAAAAGTAATACAACTTATACGATTGTATTAAAAAATCCTCAAAACATTGGTGCCGTTTTTGTTGGAACAATTATAGGAACGAACAGAATAACGAATACGGTTGCTGTAAAATCAAATGTAATAAAGTTACAAACAATAGATGATATTTCAAACAAATCGACCTTTCCATTAGTTTTTTATTTTGCTGGAACAGTGAAGGAAAATGTAACAATAGGATTTGATGATATAGCGGTTTACGAAGGTGAATATTCAAATGCAGAAATTGAAGAATATAAGCCAATTCAGTCAGCAACACTTAACTACACTCTTAACAGAATTGACGATGTTAAAGATGAGTTAATCGTAAGA